CCATCAGCTTCAGCCACAGTCATTGTGATTGCTTTCATAGCGGCTTCGGATTTACCCTGCTCAATAGCAATCATGTGGTCAGCGGCATCCAATACTTTGATGGGTTTGAATGTCAGCTTGGGAGTTGCGCTATCAGTATCAAAACGCATTTCGGTAACCACCGCAGTAATTGGAATACCTTTACTACCAATCATCTTTGCGTATGTCTGCAAAGGCCATTTCCCAGGCTCACCTGCACCAAAGATTGATGCGGCAGGCAGTGTCAATTGGAACACATCGCCCTTCAAGTCGTTTGCCAAAGCCACAGCAAGACGCTGGCTAAAACGGCAAGCACGGCTATCGCCTTGTCCTGAACCCTTTACGTTCTTGTCGCAGTCCATGCAACGTTTTGCTTGAGGCATAGTTGCTCTAGCATCAGGGAAGTCACCATCAGCAGACCAACAATCGGGTGCAGTTGGCTCGCTACCTTCGCTGTAAGTTTTCAGATAAAAAGTGCGTGACACTTTGGGGGAAGCGGCAACAACCACCACGTTCATTGAACGCTCTTCGTTTTTGGCAATTTCTTTTCCATTGACCATCATGCGCCATACGCCACCCTTGATGGATATACGTTTCATGCCACCATTACCAGCACCGCCCATTAGGGCTTTAGTGGTTTCGTCAAGTTCAACTTCCTTCAGATACGAAGGCAAGCCACCATCCAACATTGCAAGCTCATTACTCATTTTCTGCTCCTAGCGTTTTACGATTACTATAGTTTGATTGACATCCGCGTTTAGCCCCGGTGGATGAAGATCGGGGTTTTCTTCAAGAAATTGAGCCATGTTTGTGCTGTTGATACGTTGGTGCATCAACGAAAAGGCATCGTTCTCTTTGAGGAATTTGAAAAAAGAATCCCAGTCACTAGTCCAGTAATTCTTTGTGATTCTGCGTGATACCGTACCAAATTGCGTACGGATTGTTTGGGCACCTTCAGCCTTGCATATCTCTAACAGTTGACTCGCAACAGTGTCTTGTTGTTCCTTGAGTTCAGCTACTTGCTTCTCAAGTTCACGACGCTTATCACGAATCTTAATGTAGATTTTTGCTAGCTTTTCGGTATTGACTTCTTCAGTCATGGCACTCTCCTTTTTTGTTGTTGGGATATAGAATATAAGGGCTCTACTTTACATTGTCAAGTGTCCTCCACGATATTTTTGTAAAGATCAATTAGTCTTGTATGAATGTCGACTTTTTCAGACAGCATCTTGTAGATGCGCTTCTCAACTGGACTGCCTTGTAGATGCACAACAGTGCAAGGGTTGCGTTGACCTGCACGATGCACACGTGCATTAGCTTGTAGGTATGTCTCTATAGACGTGATCGGCCCCCACCACACAACAACGTTCGCTGCGTGAAGAGTTACGCCATGTGCGGCTGCCTGCGGTTGAATCACAAGCACTTGTGGATTCTTCTCTGCTTGAAATTTAGCAAATACCTCTGTGCGTTTATTGACTGGCACACCACCATTGATTACTTCACAGCTAATTCCGTTGGCTTTTAATTCTTCCGATACAATCTCAATAGCGTGCCTAAATGGTGCAAACACAATCACCTTGTGGCTAGCTTCTTCAATGACCTCCAACAACGCAGTCATGCGGTTCTTTGCATCAAACGCTACAACCTCTCCACTATCCGAGTACACCGCACCACAAGAAAGTTGTAGGAGCTTGTTCAAATTTGCGGCGGCGTTTACTGTAGTTATTTCTTCCCCTGCCGCTACAGCCATCATGTTCTTGCGGATGGCTTCGTAGTATTTAATCTGCTGTGTTGTCAGCGGTACATCTCGAGTTACATAAGTCATGTCGGGCAGATCAAGGCACTCGTCTTTGGTGAATCGAATTGCGGGTTGGAGCGCATCATGCAGTACCTTTTCCGACGTAGCTTTAGGCATCCATTTAAACTGTGTGATCTTCTGCATCACTTGGTCACGAAAAGCCCCAAAGAATTTTGGTACCCCTGATGGATTGATGATCTTTGCTAGTCCGTACGCATCAGTAGGCGACTGAGATGCGGGGGTTCCTGTCAGCATCCATACCCACATGTCGGGTTTGAGTACAGAATTGAGCGTCTTCCATCGTTTTGTAGCTACGTTCTTATAAGCATTAGCCTCGTCAATCACAACCAAATCAAAGTTCTTTACCTCGTCTTTGATAATGTCTAGCCCATCAAAGTTGCAGATCACAAAGTCTGCGTTTCCCTTGGCGGCTTCAATGCGTTTTTCTTTAGAGTAGCTGTGCGCAATAGCGCATGACCTGTGCATGGCAAACTTAAATAAGTCGGACTCCCATGCGGATGACATGATGGAGAGGGGGCACAGCACCAAGACCCGCTTGATTGCACCGATGTTCATCAAGTAGTCAGCCGCCCAAATAACACTTGATGTTTTGCCAGTACCCTGCTCGTTGAAGCAGAACGCCCGCCTGTGCATAGTGAGGAACGATGATGTGACCTTCTGATGGTCAAATGGCTTGTAGAGTCCAGTCCACTCGTAGTGTGCATTGATGGGCGAAGGCACGTTCTTGATGCGTAAGTTCTTTAGCACCTGAGCTTCTTCTAGCCCCCATTTCACAAGCACTTCACCGGTATCGAGCAACTGGCTTTTGGGGATGATTGTTGTAATTCGGTTTGGTTCCCGAACTTTTAGCAACAACGCTTTGTTGTTAATTATTTGCATTTTGTCGGTAGTATTTTGCGATTGAGCTTTGCACAGCGCCACGTTCTGTCTTTGTGGGGTTGCCGTCCATTACGACGTAGTTACCTCTGTTGACCACATCAGCGGCATATAGTTCTTCTCTATCTACATGCGTGCCCTTCACAACTTTGCACATTAGCAAATACCGATCTTGTATTTTTAACAATGCTTCAAACTCTTCTCTTGTCATTTGCACTCTAACTCCAAATAGGATATAGACCGAATGTGTGTTTTTCACATTCAGTCAGAAAGAAGTACTACTTACGGTAGTCACTCGGTTGGCTCGGCTCCCCGAAAGTTATCAAGGTAAAGGAGACACCAACTGATGCGGTTAATTTAGAGATCCCAACATCCCCGCCCTTGTCACTCACATCTTACGCAAGGGCACATTTCAAAGCAAACTGCCACTCCATTCTGCACATACAGTACAGTATGTCAAGTGCGTTTACGTTCTTTTTTGCTTGTTTCGGATACCAAATTACCCTTAGAGTCACGCAAGAACGAGCGGTTTTTTGACTTGGATTCAACACGTAATCCGTTTGTATTCAAGCCACCTTTGTCCAAGGCTTTCACATGGGCAACATCCTTGCCATCACCCTTCTTGACCTTACCCGCTTTAACCTCTGTAGCCCGTGCCGCATTACGCATCGCACGCTTTTTAATTTGATCGGGTTTACCCTGATACTCATCGTATTCTTGGCGGTAGTTACGGCTCATCTGTATGCTCCTTTACCATTGTGGGTGCAGTCCTTCACAGGGCACCAGCTCTTGCAACTAAAGTTGGGGCGGGGGTTCCACACATCCAACTCGATGGATTTTTCTAATCGTGCAGTGTCATCAAGCCAACGCATCCAGTAGACACCTTGCTGTTCTGATTCGTAGTCTGCCTTAATAAAATCATTTGCCACTACAAAAAGCAACCCACCTTTAATCTTTTTGACTTCGGGAAAGTGTTTAAAGATTGCCAATGATAGTAGTTCTAACTGCTTTGTGTCCGCATACTTGGAAGACTTGCCAGTTTTGTAATCAACCAAATAAGCCTTGTCATCCTGTAGTGTAATTAAATCGGCAACGCCACGCCACCAAACGTCTTCATCAAAAAACCCACAAGGACTGAGATCCCTGGTGAGCCCCAACTTATATTCACAAAGATGTTTACCGTTACGTTTACGTAGTAGCTCAAGAGGCTCACGTATAAATGCATGCTTTTCGGGGATTGGTGTTCCATGTTTTATAAAATCTTCAGCGGCTTTATGCACTTCGAGTCCATAGCTCAAATGTTCAGTAGGCGGGTCAACCACATCTTTTTTAACCCGCAGTCGGTAATACTTATGCGGGCATTGCTTGAACAAATCAAGCGAAGAGTACGACCATGTGTACTTAACCTTTTTGCTTTCGCTCATATTTTCTCTTTGGTGTGATTGCGGCAATGCCTTCATCAGTATCCCGATTACGCTCATCTAAAAGATCATCTGCTGTCTTGTAGGCAAGCGACGGAATTTCTGCAAGGCTGTAGTCTCCGTTAATTATAAGTCCACACATAGCAAGCATAGCCGCCAAGTCTCGTAAATTTTCATCATGTTCGTTCATTCTGTTCCTTTAATGTTTCGTAGTACTTCTTTGGCATAGGAGCATGTTTGTCCAACATCTTGCGTAGCCACTCAGCCCCGCCTAATTGTTTAAGAATCATCCAATGTCTATCAGACATACGTGTGTATCTAGGTTTTATAGGTTCAGGTGGTTTAGGTCTTGGCACTTTTCATGTTCCTTACAAATGTCGCAAAACTTGCGGCTGTGTCCCCAAGGGAGCGCATATTGTCAAACTCTCGGGCAACTTCTTCTAAAGTATCTTCCCTTATCCTTCGATAGACTTCAATATCTTCTTGTGGCATCGAGGGTCTTAAAGTCTGTTGCACTTTAGCCTGAGCCGCCATGCCATCTGCGTAGCCTTGCCCATAGGTTTCGTTGTCGGCATCAATCAATTGCTTGATGAGCGCCAAACTTTCTTCGCATACTCGCGTCAGGCTGTCGATTGCCATGTTGCGTTTGATAATCATGTGTTCCTCTCCTTTAACAAAGCAATTGCGTGATTAACAGCACTCATTCGATCAAGGTTTTTGTTGTAAAACAAATCAGTTAACTCATCCATAGATAAATCAATCCATATACG